TGGCCGATGATGCATGGGGCAGAAGGCTCACTGCCGGCGACGTCGAGGCGCGGCGCCAGTTTGAGGCGCTTACCCAGCAGATCACCGGCGTCAATCCGGCGATGGAGGCCGCACCGTGATGAATGACGAACCGGAAAATAACGAACCGCAGCCGCAGACCGAAATCCTGCCGACCCATCGCCGCGGCGGCTGGCCGAAGGGTAAGCAGCGCAAGTTCAAGCCGCGCGCGTCACAACCCAAACCGGAAAAGGAAAGCGAATTCGCCGGCATGTCGAGCGGCGAAGGCTGGAATTCCCGTTGCGCTGCTCTGTGTAATCCAAAGCAAGGTTGCGTGATCACTCGCGGCGAGGGCAGCGGCAACTGCGGCCATCCCGAGAAAGGTGGCCTGCAAGCCGCCGATCTGCTCAAGCCGAAGGTCGTCGAACGCTACAACGCCGCGCGCAAGTATCTTGCGCACCTTAAAGTTGACAAGCGCTAGGCGCTGGCCGCTGCGGCGGCGACGAACCGCAGAGCTCGTACTCGCCAAGATGGAGGTCACCCGTGCCGCTCACGAAAAAGGGTTCCAAAATTCTGTCATCGATGCGCGCTCAGTATGGGGGAAAAAAGGGCGAGCAGGTTTTTTATGCGTCGATCAACAAGGGCAAGATCAAGGGCGCGGAGAAGTCGACTAAGCGCGCCGAGGGCGGTCCAGTCAATCCGCTGCTCGAGGAAGCCCGGCGCCGCGGCAAGCAGGATCCCACCATCCAAACCATGCAGAATATCGCGCGCGAACGCAGGCAAATGCAGATGCCGCCGATGGCAGAGGCGCGCGCCCGCGGCGGCCGCGTCGAGTCCGACGCCCACGAGCGGCGCGAGATGGAAATGATGCGCGAGATGATGAGCATGCATCCCGGCATGGCGCGCGGCGGCCCGGTCTGCCCGACCTGCGGCGGCCCCGCGCACCGCGCCGAGGGCGGGCCAACGCCATTGCCAAAGCCTGATCCGCGCTATGAGCTCACCAAAGAAGAAATACGCGGAGTGCCACCGGATGTTGCCGCCGGCTGGCAACAGCAGATGCACGATCTGCGCGCGCGCGGGATCCAGAGATCTTATGCCCGCGGCGGTAAGACTGGCGCCGGCGGCTACATCGTCGGTGAGCGCGGCCCCGAAATGTTCATGCCCGATCAGCCCGGCACCGTCATTCCGCACCACGAGCTCATCCGGCTTGCGCGCAAATATGGCGGCCACGTCTCCAACAAGCGCAGGCGCTGATGGCCCGCGCCTGCAGCACCTGCATCTGGTTCCAGTCCAATAGCCCCAACGACGGCCTGTGCCGGGTCGATCCGCCCACCACCGGCCCCAACGTGAGCCACTGGGCCATCGTCCAGCCCGGCGATTGGTGCAGCAGATGGACCGACACCGATCCGACGGTTGCGCCGCCGCCACCGTTCGCGGCAATCAGCGCCATCGTCGCCGATCCAGCCGGGACGACCAGCACCGCCGCGGTACTGATGGGCATCGGCTCGACCTTCACCATCACGCCGGTGCGCAGTGGCCGGATCGCCGCCATCGTCGGCGGCACCTGTGCCAACTCGGGCGCCAACGGCGGCATGAACATCACCGGCTACCAGGGCAGTGGCACCCCTCCTGTCAACGGCGCCGCCGCCCCCGTCGGCACGGTGTGGTCGACAACTCAGAGCTATTTCATGACCTCGGCCCGCGACGTCTCCGGGTTCACCGTCATCGGCGGCGCCACCGGGTTGCCGCTCAACACCGCCCACTGGTTTGACCTCGCGCTCGCTGCCACGGGCGGCGGCACCGCCACCATCACCGACCTGCAGTGCCTGCTGTTCGAGCTCTAGTGCGTTGAAAGCCGTCCGCGGTTGGTTATCGTGTGCGCGTTTTCGACAGCCTTCCTAGTGGCAAGGCCGGTGTTCTCCTCCCACTTCCGGCCTTGCCCTTTTGCCCGGCGTCTGAGCCCGCGTAAGCGGTAAGCTCAATCGGGAGGTTCCGGTCCCCGTAAGGGCAAGACCGACGACGCCTACATGCTGCGGCCCCCGCAAGGGTAAGGCCGAAAGGACACGCTTGGTCCCCGCACCGCGGGCAAGGCCTTTCGGATCAACTTGCGAACGGGATGCCGCCATGAGCGAAAATCTTTTTAAGCTCTTCGTCACGCAATTCAGCACGCTGCTGCACTTGAAGCTGCAGCAGAGGCAATCGAAATTGCGCGGGCGCTGCATGGAGGGCTTTCACGTCGGCAAGCAGGCCTCGCCCATTCAATACATTGGCGCCGTGCAGATGAAGGCGCCATCCGGCCGCTTCACCCCGCTTGATCGTCAGGACGTCGACTTCACTCGTCGCTGGGTGTTCCCGGTGGATAAAGAGGCCGTGCAACTGATAGACACTTTCGACGAGCTCAAGATCCTGCAGGATCCGAAATCTCAATATTCCGATGTCGCCGCCGCTGCGGTCGCGCGCGAATGGGATGACCGTCTTATCGGCGCTGCCTTTGCCACTGCTCAGATCGGCCAGGACGCTGGCGGTCTCTCCAGTGAAGCTTTCAACACCAGCCTGTTTCAAATTGCTTCGACTTTTGGTGCCTCCGCTGCCGTGGGGGTTACCGTGGCCAAGATGATCGAAGCGAAAAGGATTTTCCGCAAAGCGCAAGTCGATCTCGAGGCCGAGACCGTGACCTGGATCACCAATAGCCAGGGCGAGTCCGATTTGCTCAATCAGGTGCAGGTCGTGTCGACTGAATTCTCCGACAAGCCCGTGCTGCAGGAGGGCAAGGTCACCCGCTTTATGGGATTCGATATCGTCTACTCCGAACGTCTCACCTCAGTCTCCAACGTTCGCCAGAACATTGTTTGGGTCCGCAGCGGCATTTATTTGGGGGTGTGGCGAGACACAGAGAATAATATTTCACGCCGCATCGACCTGTCCTCGCTGCCCTATCAGTTGTGGACCGGCATGAGCTCTGGCGCGACCCGGCTCGAACCCGGCCGGCTGTTGCAGGTACTGTGTGCCGATACCTCGGCCGCCGCCGACGTAACCCCATAGATAGGTGCAACATGGCTTCTCACTTCGTCTCGCTCAACCGCGGCCTCGAAGGCGAACTCTATTCCGACTTCACGACTGGCGTTGCCACCAGCGGCCAGGTGGTGGAGCTCCGTCTCGATGATGCCAGCAACTTCAACCGCGTCGATATCGAGAAGGCGCTCGAGGCGTTCGAGCGTTTTTTCCAGAACCCCCAGCAATGGGCGCCCGCCGGTTTCGTCTTGAACGGCTAGGAGTTTGAACGATGGCCACCGAAGCACTCAAATCAGTCCCGATCGTTAATCTGGATAGCTTCCCGATCGTCGAGAACACGACCGGCGAGGGCGGACCGGGCTTCCTGAAAGAAGTAAACGGTCATATCGGCTCGACCACCGGCGTCACGCTCGGCTCGACCTATCGCCTGGTGCGCATTCCGACCAATGCCAAGGTCAAGCAAGTCTTGCTCAGCAATGGCGCAGCCGGCGCCACCGGCAACGTCGACATCGATGTCGCCTTCTCCGACTCGACCACCGACGGCACCCAGCAGTCGCTCGCCACGCTCGCCAATCCGGTGGTGCAATTGACCGGCCCGGTCGACAACAAATTGTTCGGCGCCGCCACCGCGGTCACCGCGGCGCAGAAGAACCTTGACGTCACCTTCGGCAACACCTTCACCACGGATCATCAAAATCTGCCGCTGTGGCAAGTGCTGGTGAACCTCGGTGCCACCCAGTTCACGACCGATCCCGGGGGGTTCTTTGACATCTTGCTCAAGACGACTTCTACTCTCGCAGCTGGCGGCGATCTTGCTGTGCAGGTCAACTACGTGGAGTGAGCCGATGGCCATCAATACCTGGATCAATGTGACGCTCGATCCGGCGGCCAGCAAAAAGCCGGACCGCGCCGATCACAAAAATATCCCCGCTGGCGGCACCGCCGATGCCGGCAGCTTCACCGTCGCCTTCGACAGCGCGGTGATCACCAATGTAACGCTGATGAATTCATGCTTTGATACAGCAAGGCAGCGCGCGCTCGGCATGATGCCGCAATGAGGCAAGAATGGCGATCGCGAAGGAATATACGTTTCTCACCGCCATGCAGGCCGCCGAGGGCGTGCGGCAGACGGCAAAGACCGCCGCATTCACCGCCCAGGCGGTGAGCGGCGCCATCCCGCCCGCCAACCTCGCCGCCTACATCACGGCGCTCGAGGCCGCCGACAACGCCTACATCAC